GCAAAGCAAAAGATTAAATATTATGGTCCAGATAGGTATATAATTGATGATGATAAAACTTTAGTATTGCATTTCTTAAAGGCTAGAAATGGTGATACAAGAATGAGTTTTTTTAAAGCACAATTTGAAAAGATGGAGATAAGGGAAATGCCTACTCCTTTAACACAACAAAGATAATTATGAGAGATTTAGTAAACTTAGTTGGTGAATATAAACACCAAGTTTCACAAGAAACACTAGATGAAATGATGATCACACATCTATATAATTATGTAAATAGTAGACCTAATGATGCAACGTTAGGTAGAGATTTAAGAAAAGATGTATTAGAACTGCATCAAATATTTTTAAAAGTAAAAGAAATAAGAGATAAAACTGTAATACTAGATTAAATTTAAAATATGACACCTGCTGAAAGAAAAAAGAAAGTAGAAAAACTAAGAGAAGAACATGAAGATTATTTTCAAACTATTGGAAATTTAAATTCATTATATATACCTAAGATGGCATATAGACCTCCAGGAAAAGATGAATTATATGTAAGTTTTTTTCCAAGTGAATTAAAGAAAGGAAAAGATATATATACAGAATTTGTAGATATAGATTATAACTCAGAAGATCCTAAACGTACATTGTATTTATTAAAACACAATCCATATTGGGAATCAGAATATGAGCTTATTGTATCAAGCACTGGATTTGAAAGACATCTTATACCTGTAAAGGAATTAATTGATGTAAAAGATACTGTATCTAAAACTAAAAGCACTCAGTTAACTTTAGATAAAGACTTTGGTAAAATTAATAACCCGGATGAAAGATCTATTGTGGATGTACTAATTGGAATAGAAAAAGCATTACTAAGTATTAATAACAATCTAAATAAATTAAATTAAAATGGCAACAAGTACATTAATAATTGCTGAATCTGGTTCAGGTAAATCAACATCAATTAGGAATCTAATTCCTGATGAAACATTTATAATTAATATTGCTAATAAACCTTTACCTTTTAAAGGTTGGAAGAGCAACTATAAACAAATAAGTAAAGATAATCCTAGTGGGAATTTGACATCAACGTCAACTTCTGTTGGCATTATGAAAGCTTTAAAACATGTTAATGATAATATGCCTCACATCAAAAATGTTGTTGTAGATGACTGGCAATATATGTCTAGCTTTGAATATTTTGATAGGGCAAATGAAAAAGGTTATGATAAATTCACTCAAATAGCTTCTAACCTAGCTCAGGTTGCAAAAATGCCAAAAGATTTAAGAGATGATTTATTCATATTTTTCTTAACCCATTCAGAAGAATCAACTGATATTAATGGTCATAGAAAAGTTAAAGCAAAAACTGTTGGTAAAATGATAGATAATACTTTAACTTTGGAAGGCTTATTTTCAATAGTGTTGTTTGGTAAAGTTATTAAACACGAAGATGGTAATCTTGAATATGTTTTTGAAACACAAACAAATGGAGAGAATACCTGTAAATCACCAATGGGAATGTTTGAATCTGTAACAATCCCAAATGATCTTCAATATGTGAAAGAACGCATATTAGAATACAATGAATAATATTAAATAATTAATTAAACAAAAATTTATGTTAAGTACAAAAGACATGTCTGCTGGTTCAGGCAAAGTAAAACCAATTATTTCTGTAGGTAACCAAGTAATTAAAATCAATAAGATTACTTTAGATCAAACACCATATGATTCAGATGCTTATAATGTTGTTCTACATGTTGAAAGTAAACCAATTGGTGGAGACTTCACAGGATTCTTAAAAGATGCAAGTAATCCAAATGGAGAGCGTTATGAAGGTCAAGTTGGTAGAATAAGATTTACCCCTTACCCTTATAAGGATACTACGTTACCATCAGGTAGAGATATTCAAAAAGATACTGAAATCTTAAAAGGAATGATTTTCTTAAGTGAAGTATTAGAAAAAAGAGATGAACTAGATATGGTTGAAGCTGCAACTATTGAAGAGTTTGTTGAAGCATGTGATAAACTATTTAGTGGTAGCACTTATATAAATGCTTGTGTTGGTGGAAGAGAATGGCAAAACCAAGAAGGTTATATTAATCATGACCTTTTCTTACCAAGACTATCTAAAGATGGTATACCATTAGAAAAATTAGATGCAGAAAATTCTAGATTGTTAACATACAATAAAGAAGAGCATTTAAAAGAATTAAAAACTAAATCTACACCAACTGTTGATTCATTTGAACCTAACAGTTTCAGTGCAAATGATACTTTTGATTTGTCATAGTTTAACAATATATAGGGGGCTATATTGGTCCCCTATATTAATCACATAATAAAATGATTAATACAAGAAATTTAGTAGCTAACATATATGATGTACCTAGCTATTGGGTGTTTCAGTATTATCTAAATTTATCAGAAAAATTAACTGGACAAGACATAAAGATAAAATCTATCTTTAATCCTTCAGAAAAAACACCTAGCATGTGTTTATATGTAGACAATGCATATAATATTGATGGGACTAAAACTCAACAATATGTCTACAAAGATTTTTCTACAGGTAAGTTTGGGAATAAGATACATTTAATTATGTATTTATTTAATTTGAATTTTGCAAATTCTATTGAGAAAATAATTAATGATTATAATAATTTTCTACAATCTGAAAGTTTTGAAAATATAGTATTGAAAAAACAAAACAAATGGAAAGTAGATTATGTAAAAGTTAGATCCTGGAATAAAAGTGATGCTAACTATTGGATATCATTTAATATTGGATCAAGTATACTAAATAAATACAACGTTAAACCACTAGAGTATTACAATTTAATTTTAGAAGAAGATAAAATTGATAAACTAAAAATTAGTGGGCCCAATATGTATGGTTATTTTAACAAGAATGATGAACTATATAAAATATATAGACCTTACAATGATAAACATAAGTTTTATAAAGTAATGCCTTATATACAAGGTATAGATCAGATTTCAGAAAAGAATCCATTTTTAGTTATTTGTTCTTCACTTAAAGATGCAATGTGTTTAGAAAGCATTGGTTATAACATTGATGTTATTGCACCTGACAGTGAGAATACAATTATTAAACCTTATGTAATTGAAAATCTTAAAGAAAAATATAAGAAAGTAATAACCTTATTTGATAATGATGATGCCGGATTAAATGCTGTAAAGAAATACAAAGCATTGTATGACATAAATGGTATAGTATCACCTTTATGTAAAGATATATCTGATGCAGTTAGAACTCACAGTGTAAGTGAATTACATGAAGTTCTTAAACCATTATTAAAAGATACATTAAAATTATAAATATGATAGAAGTTAAAAGATGGTTTATTCCATATAACGTACCATCTAGTAAGAATGGTAGAAGATGGACTGGTAAATATTTTATTGCTAGTAAAACTGTAATGAACTATAGGAAATCAACAAAGCAATATTTTGAAATGTATGCAGATGAATTTAAAGAAGAGGTGAGTAAATTGTCAAAGCCTGTTAAAATAGCTTTTGAATTCATAAGAAGTACACGTCATAAATTTGATTATATAAATCCCGCACAAACCATTCAAGATGATATGGTTAAACACGGATGGATTGAAGATGATAATGCAGATAATTTAATACCTGTATTTGATAAGTATACGTATGACAAAAAAAATCCAGGCGTAATCATTAAAATATTAAAAGATGAATAAAACTATCAATACAAATGAATTTTTCTCATTAGTTAATATGATTAATAGTGGTAATGAAGATTTTGAAGTAGCAATAGAAAATATTAAAAATTTAAAATTAAATGATTTATATCTTAAGCTTTTATATAAAGCTATTAATTTAAGTAGGAGATCGGAGTTTATAACAGCTGTTGAATCACTTGAATATAAAATAAAAGAAGTACCTGAAAATTTCACATTAAATGCTTTGTATGATGAAATTAAAAACAATGATACTTATGAATATCAAGATATATTTGAAAATATTATTGGTAAACTTTTATTAAATATCACCACAATGACATTTGTTAAAGATATTAAAGTAACTATAAGATGAATAACATACAAGATTTAGTTGCAAAGACAACTAAGAATTTAATATTTAAAGAGCCCTTTTACGGGCTTTTTTTAATTGGTATAAACAAAGAATATACTGAAAGGATACCTACTGCTGGTGTCAGTAAACAAAACATTGGTGTTAGTCTAGCTATAAATCCAAAATTTTATATAGATTTATCTGATGATCATAGATTTGGTTTAATCAAGCATGAGCTTTTGCATATAGCTTTTGGCCATTTAATAACCAGAAATATGTACAGTGATAAAAAGTTATTTAATATTGCTGCAGATCTAGAAATAAACCAATACATATTGGAAAGTAATTTACCTGAAGGTGGATTATTATTATCCAGTTTTCCGGAATTAAATCTTCCTGTGAAAGCTGGTACTAAAGTTTATTATGATATATTAAAGCAAGCTCAAGACAGTGGTCAGTCTCCATCTCTAGGTAATTTGTTAGATCAGATGGATGGTAATTCTCAATATGATCATTCTACCTGGGATGAATTTGATGAGTTAAGTGAAGCAGATCAGAAGTTAGTTCAAAAACAAATTGAACATCAGTTAAAAGAATCTGCCGAACAAACATCAAAAAAACAAGGTAGCATACCTGGCGAACTTGCAGAAATCATAGAAAGACTTTTACATATAGAACCTGCTAAATTTGATTGGAAAGGTTATCTAAGAAGATTTGTT